ACGCCTTCGGCAGCACGATCGGGCGACCCGACGAGTCACCGTAGGCGAGGAGGCGACCCCACCGGTCCGGGCGCATGAGGATCGTGTCCGGGTCGGTGAAGTTGCCGCCGAGGACCTGGTCGACGCCCTGCTGCACGTACTGGCCGAACAGCAGCGACGTCGGCGACGCGCTGGTGTAGGTGACCGCGTTCAGCCCCGACACAGCAGCGATCGCAGCGATGACCGCGGAATCGACCACGGTCGCGAGCTGACGGCCGAGGTCGTCGGTGATGACATCGTCCACCGGGATCGGCGACTGCTCGAGCCACTGCAGCGAGTACACGGCCCCGCCGGCGATCGTGGTGATCGCGGTCGACACGGACGTGGTCGTGATGTCCTGCACGTTCACACCCGTGTTCTGGGTGGTCTGTGTGGCCGTCGCGGTACCGGTTGCGACCTTCGGGATGCTGATCGAGGACACGCCGCGAGGGATCGCGACCTTGTTCACCCGGTCGGCGGTGGTCCGCTTCGGGCGGGCAACCTTCACCCACTGGTCGATCTGCCACAGCGGCGGGTCGAACTCGCCACCGGCACCAGCGACCGTTGTCTCACCGCGCTCTTCGAGCTTCGCGGTGCGGTACCGGTCGTTGACGACCAGACGTTCCCGCGCCTCACTGTCGCCGCGGTTCGCCGCCCGGAAGTCGCGGTAGTACGAATCCGGGCCGCTCTTGCGGTACGGTTCGGTCCGCAGTTCCGTCTTGGTCGACTTTTCGAACGACCCGGCACCCTTCGGAAGGGCGGCACCGTTCGCCTTGCGGATCTCGTCGGCCTGCTTGGCCGTGTCCAGCTTCGCAACGACGGACTTGCGCTCCTCGAGAAGTTCGGTGACCTGGGTCTGCTCCTCGTCGGTGACGTTGCGGGTTTCGGTTTCGGCGAGCGCGACAATCGTGTCGAGCTCGACATCGATCTCAGCCATGCGGGCCTCGATCGTTTCGATGAGAGATGGCATGCGCCTACTCCTTCTGTCTCAATGGGATGTGGACAGTTCGAGTGGTGCTGGCAACGTCCGGCTTCTGCGCTAGCTAGGCGCATTGAAGTGGTGCGTTGAGTCCGGCTTGAACACAAAACCCCGCACTGGGCGGGGTCGTTTTTTATCGGCGCGTCGTGGCGCGCGCGAGAATGATGCGGCTGCGAATGTCAGCCAATGGGGTACCTGAGTCCTGCTCTTCCGGGTCGTCCTGCTCAACCTCGAGCAGCGCGTTCAGAACATCGACTGCTTCCCCGGTTGCCGAGTCGATCGACCCCAATGAATCGAGGACGGACGACAACTGCGACTGTGTGTTGGACGACAGTTTCTTCCCTACACGCTCCAACAGAATGTCGGCATAGATGGTCCGCAACCGGTCTTGGTTCGCGACCATCAGCGACCGGATCGCAGCTGTCGCGTTCGGGTTCGCCGGGTACGTGACCACGGACACATCCCCGCCCGCAAGGGACACCTCGTTGAGAGTGCGGGCGCTGTAGTCCGGCGACCATGAGTCCTTGATCGGTGAAAACGCGAACGACATTTCGTTCAGGATCCCGGACCGCATCTTCGGCATGATCTGCTGAACATCCGGGTCGGACGCGTCAAGCGTCGCCCGCACGTACAGACCCGAGTCGTCCTGCGACAGGTCGAGGGTGTTGCTCGCACCAGTGCGGGCGAGGGGGAGCCCATCATGGTTGACGAGGAACCGCACGTCGGGGCTCTCGGACAGAGTCTTCGTGAACGCACCCGGCGCCACCTGCTCCATATACCAGCCCATGTCGTACGGCTGGTTGAACGTGGACGCGTGGCCCTCAAGGACGACACTGTCACTGTCGGCACGCCATTCGAGGCCACCAGCGGTGACGGTCCGCCTGATTTTAGGTGTCGCCATTGGATGCTCCTGTCGAAGGGTCAAGCGCGGGAATGTTGGCTGCAGTGGTGTCGGTGGTCGCCGGGGTGGTGCCGGCCGGGAGTGACGTCGCGGCGGCATAGAAGATCTGTCCTGTACCGTCCGGCAGCGGCGGGAGACCTTCGAGCGCGCGAACCTCGTCGACACACATGAAGCCGATGCCGTTGTTCGCACCGAGCGCTTTCATATAGTTGTCGAACCGGGTCGCCGTATCTGCACGAGTGATGACGTCGGTGACGAAGTCTGCGAACATCCCGTCCGGGAGGAACGACGTGAACATGGACGACAGGCGCACATAGAACGACCGCAGCGAATAGTCGACGAACGCACGCCCCTGCACCTCAATGCCGGTACCCCACGACGTGGTCTTGTCGAGAATGCCGAGAAGGTGCGGAGGGATACCCAGCAGTGTCGCGATCTGAGACTCAGACCACTGACGGGACTGCAGAAATTGTGCGTCCTCGAGGGTCAACGAGATCGGTTGGAACTTCGCCCCGCCACCCAAAACGATCGGCTTGAACGACTTACCCGACCCGGCATGCCGAGACGTGAACATCTCCGCAGCCTGCCGCGACTGATCATCCGTCAACGGCGACTCGACCGAGATGATGCCCGACGCCATGATCCCGTTCTGGAAGAACTGGCCGGCAACATCCTCAAGGGCAATGCCGATACCGAGAGCGTTGCGGCAGTACTCGATGATGCTCGCACCCTTGAGTGCGTTCGCGAGCATGAACCCGGTCAAGTGGATCATCGACGTCGCAGGGACATCTTGCCCGTTGACCTTGTACGCCCGATACCCGTTGGTATCCCACGACACCTGCACCTGGTCGGGGTGAAGGATCCGCAAAGTCGACGGCTTGAACGTCCTCGGATCCCACGCGGTCACGAACAGGTAAGCGTTGCCTCGCAGGATCAGCGAAGAAACGATCTGCGAAATGCCCTCCTGCAGGGAGAACGCCATGAACGGGCTCGTCACCACATCAGGCGACGGCACAACCGGTTTGCGGGTCCCGTCCGGGTTCACCGTTGTCGCACGAATCGGCGTCGTAGACACCGCATCCGCGATGATCCGCACACCCGCGAACATGGTGATAATGCCCAAAGACGACGACTCATCAACCCGCTGCCCAGCCGTCGACCACACACCACCCGACCCAGGAGCCGGCACAGCCAACGCGGAGCCATCCCACGGACCAGGCAAAGACGATCGGCGCTCGAGAGCGCGACGCAGAACGCTCATTTCTTACCCCCATCGAGAGCCAATGACAGCAAGAACAGGTACAAGGCCACCGGAACAAGCGCCCACCAGGCGCCCGCAAAATGCCAGACAACGGCAGCAGCGATCACGAACGCGCCGAGCTCGCACACGTCACCAGCACGCAACTTACGCAGCAGCCTCATCAGAACGCGTTCAAATCCTGCATGAAGAACTCCTTCTTAGACGGTTCCGGGGTCAGCCCCCACACCGCCAACGTCGCCGCCTCAAGCGGAGCAATGACCACGCCGGAATCACGGCGTGCGAACACCCACGAATCGCCGACACGATGCTCACGAACACCGTTCGCGGCCTCAGTCAGCTCTGGTTGGCCGCGGTGGCGGAGCTTCCCGTGACGGACAGCATCAACGAACGTGGCGCACGCGACCTTGTACGCCGCCGTGTCGGTCACACGTACAGGCAGACGTGCTGCCCCCATCGCTGGGAGCATCGTCGCACCGGGTCCGCCCTGATCGACGGCAACAGACTTGATTCCGCGACGCTCAACAACATCGGCGAGATAGGGGAGCAACCAGTCGGTGTCAACCGCGTGCTGGGCGACATCGATGTAAACCTTGTCGCCGACCTTCCACGCGAACGCAACCGACGCCCACTTCCTGTCCGGCGAAATCGCTACACCGGCCGAAATCTCCCCATCATCCGGGACACCGATCGTGGTCAACTTTGCGGCATCCCACTCCGCAACACTGATGAGAGAGCCGATCTGAGTCGCCGCCGGCCAAATCGACAGGCGTTCCATTCGGAACTCTTCTTCAGCACCAGCGGACACGAACGCGTCATGCTCCGACTGGACGTACTCCTCGCTGATGCGATGAGGCATCGCCGGGTTCGCCATCCGCCACGCCGCACGGTCGTTCGAGTCCGAATCGTCGGGCGCCGAGTACTCGACATACCCGAGCCGGTCGCCCACACGTTGCCGGCCACGCTCAACGACACCGCGGAACACGTACGCGTCCGCCTTCACAGTCCCGAAGTAGAGCATCTGCGGGTTCACCTGCGCCGACATGATCGGCATGATCGCCGCGATCTCCGACGCGACAAGTTCTTGCGCCTCATCGAGGATCAGCGTCGGCGCCGAGAACCCGCGCCCGCCGCTCTTCGTTCGTGTTCGATACTCGAGCTTTGCCCCGCTGCGCAGCTTGATGTACTCCTTGCCGGGTGACCCAATCGATTTCAGAACCCGTTTCGCCAGCCACGGCGTGCCTGAGATGAAGTTGTCCATCCGCTCATACGCCTTCGCAGCTGTATCCGCCTGGTGCGCCGAGTGGATGATGGACTTCTCGCCGAACAAGAACAGGCCGCCGAGCTCGCGCGGCTCGATGATGCCACCCTTACCGTTCTGCCTGGCCACCAATTCACCGAACTCGAACGCCGACCACCAGCCGTCCTCCCGCTCACCGAGCATCAAATACAGCGACTCCTGCTGGAACTCGTCGAGCGGTTGCCCAATCTGATCCATCAAGTCGATGACCTCTGGTGCAGCGTTCGTCACAGATGGCGGCGCAAACGAAAACCGGGGACGCGTGCCATCAAGCGAGGGCACGACGCTCCTGCCTGCGCTTCGTCAACTCGTCCAACGGATCCGCAGCAGCAGTGCCAGCCGCGATCGCATCCGACAGAGTCTTCTTGTGCTCCCGCACTACCGCCGCGACGCTCGATCCCGTGTCGGCCGAGATCCCATCCAGCCGGCGAGCCAGCATGACCGCCAGCGCACCGAGCGCCGTCTTCTCCTGACCCACAGCCTCGAGTTCGGCGAACGTAGCAGCCTCGATCAGACCGCGATCCGGTTCACCAGTAGGTTCGGACGACGCCGACGTTATCGGGACAACCGAAGCGATGCCGGGACTGCGCTGCGCACGCTTCTTACACCGCTCCGAGCAATATTTCGAGGAGGCACGCTTCGCCAAATATTCAGTGCCGCACTGATCACAGGGACGCAACATGGCGGCACCTCCTCGGCGTCAGGAACTAACCCCAACCGGGGACGCCGTCCCGGGACCTCAGCATCGTTCCGTGACTTTTTTTCCACTGGCGGTCTCCC